TCTTTCTTTTTTCTTTTAGAAGAAACCTGAGGGATCTTATAATCAGTTGGTTTCTGTATATTATCTTTATTCTTGGGATTGTGGCAACTCCAACAATATTTACAATACTTAAATCCCTCATGGTTCTTCCATATAACAGTCATCTTCTGACAACCATCACATTCTTTAAGCTTTATCATTTCTTAATCTTGGTAACTGATTCTGTGGTACTTCTAAACTTAAAAAGTTTTTTGGCAACACTCCTTCAGCCATAAAGATACTGATAATCTGGTCTTTACTGATATTTAAATCTTTAAAAGTTAAAGTATTTTTAAATTTTTCATCAGTTTCAGTCTCAGATAATAAAAACTCAGTAATAGGACTGTTAGGAAATAATGTTTCAAAGATAAAATTGCTTTGAGCAATAGTTACTTGTTGCTTAAGTTTGTTAATTACAACTTGGGCTCTCTTATAAACATTAATAATCCTTTGTCTTTTTTTACTACACATTACTGATAACTCATTATCATTAAGTGCTGTTAAACCATACAAAGCTCTTTTGTATAAATAGTTTTGATAGTTTGAATAACTATCTTGCTCATATGACATCACAGTTTGTGATCTCATCTGATAATTCTTTACCTCTTGTTTTAACTTTTCCATAATACATATTTTTTTTAATCATAAATAAATAATAAAAGGGACACATTACTGCATCCCAATTATCTCCCCTTTTAAACTTTTAATTATTTTAAATCAAAATCTGTGTTCGGTGACATTGCTTTACTAGAAGTATTATTTTTTGCAGCATATGCATTACGTAATTCTTCTATGTTATCATGTGCAATTATTTCATCAACACTATTTGGATTTTGAGAATATGTAGTTTTACGGTAAATAGGTTCACCATTTACTCTACATACAATACCTGTTGCTCCTGCAACTTTCAGATCTCTTTCTGGTGTTTTTTTGTTAAAAGGAATCATAGATTCTTTTACAACAATATTACCTGGAATAATTTGACCTGAATAATATTTCATTTCTTGCAACATTAAAATTGGTGCATGAATTAATGATGATACAGTTCTTCTTCTAAGAAATCCTGATTCATCAATCATTGTTCTTGTTTGTTGAAATCTAACAAATCCATATTGTGGATTATTTGCAGAAATACTAATTACAGCATTTGTAGTTGCATCAGCAACCACGGTTACGTTTGAATTCATAACTAAGTTTTAATAAATAAATAAATAATTGATTGTGTGAGTAGATACTATATTACTAGTACTCAATTAGTAATAAGTTGTAATATTCCGTGAAAAAATATTAATTATCCAGTGGACCTGATAAATCTATTATATCATCAAATGGTTCATCATCTGATATAATATCATTAACATCACCTTCTTCAGCAAGGTAATCAAAGTCATAATACTTTTCTTTAGTATTATTATCTATTGCTGAACCTGTAAATGGATTGACTACGTGTTCTCCGTAATCTAAAGACATGAGATATTGTATATCTAAATCTGTGAGATCTAAATACTCTTCTATTGAAAGATAAACTACTTTTCCGTTTGGTAAGTTATAAAACATTATATATACATATCTATTAGTAAAAATACGTGTTAATTAATGACAAGTATACACTAATGATATAATATTCAGCAATATATAGCTACATAATAAAGGGAAGCCTAAACTTCCCTTATTATTATTGGAAAAGTATACTCACAGAACATACTATCTTAAATTTCATCTATAACTGTAAGGTATTCAGTAGAAGTATATGTAACATCTTTCTTTCTTCTACCATCTTCTAGAATATTAGTATATTCTACTGTATAATCAGAATATTCATGGTATCCTCTAAAATCTTGAATTGATACAATAATAGTGTCATTAACACACAAATCACTTTCTGCAATTAATACTTTATTTGCACTATAACTTACCTGATTAATAGGCATATAACACAGTGTACCTTTTGCAAGTACTTTAGGTAATTTACCACTTATCATTAGTTTAAAGAAATGTTGTATAGCTTGACTACTACTACATAACATAGGAGTAAGTAACTTTACAAATTCTGCACTATTTGGGTCTTTAATAATTTTTTCTAATGCTTTAGCAACATCAGAATCTTCATAATTTACTGATATAGTCATAGTTAATCATTTAATCTTCTGTAATCCATAATTTTATCTATTAAACCTTCATTGTAATGTGTAAACCATTTCTTATCAGGTATCCTATGATTTATTACAGTAACTTCATCAGGATAATAAGTTGATCTTGCACCTGTTCTAATTTCTTTTTCATCAGTATCTTTGATAGTTATATTAAAATCAAAACCTAATACTGAATTAATAACATCATCCATAATTATAAGTTTAAGTTAAAGAAAACAGACTATTACACCTTTTGTCTGTTTAATGCGGATAGAGGTGCACGCAACTTTTTTAATCATTTGGATCTAATAATTCCCATGTTTCTTCATCATCACCAAGAATCCAAACATTTTTAATATAACCATCAGTTCCTAATTCAAACACTTTAGTTGGAAATTCAATCATAATTTCACCTGTTTCTACTTTATAAATAGTAATTACAGATTCCATATGATGTAACATAATGTTTCTTATAAATCTTTTTTCAAATTTAGTATAAGATTCAGGAATTGGATAAGGTTTAGGATATGTAAAACTAAACAATGCAAGACCAATCATCAATAAAGATGCAACTATAAATGCATATATAGCAAGTCTAAATGGTTTCATAGCATGTAATAAAAATAATTCATTCTCTACTTTAACAATACTATAATGTAAATCAGACATTGCTGCCTGTACTACTTCAGGATTTTCTACTTTTGCATGTAAGCAATCATATAATCTATTTTCTAATGCTTCTTTTTGTTTAAGAAGTCTTCTTGTTTTAATAATTCTGTACATAAGAGTAATTTTAAGTTAAAAAAAAAGAGTCCAGATTTTCCGGACTCTTATAATGCATCAATAATTGTTAAATTATTTAGATGCAACATCATTTTGATTAATAGTAGTTACTTGACTGTATGCATCACATGTAGTATGTGAAACTGCACAACTTCCAAGTAAAATACTAATTGTAATAATAAATACAGCATAAACTACTGCAACTAAGTTAACTTTCTTTTTCATAATTAATAATTTTCATTGTAAATACTAAATGTAACTGCACATAATAAATATACACTTTCTAATATCCAATTGAAAATTCCAAACCCGGAAAAATCAATTGTATTAAGAGTAAATATACCTACTATAAAAAACTGACAACCTATTGCTACTAATATAGATAAGGTCATTTTAAAGATTATGTTATTTACTTTCATTTCTTTTTAGATAAGTGTTCATAATCCCATAAACTAACACAAGCCATCATAATACATAAACAAAATGTTGTTAATGATATTATTAGGTCATTTTGTGTTTGTGCAGTTAGTACATTGTATAAACTTACACCTGTCATTGCTGTACATAGACCGGCAATGAATAAACTAATTTTCTTGTTTCTCATATTAATTTTTTTAAATCAGAATAAATATTATATTTTGTTCTTACATCTTCTATATCCATATCTGTACTTATGGCTAGTTCTTTGTAATTTTCCATTTTTTCATTAAGAATATTTATTATTTGTTGTCTATATTCTTCATTAATAATGTCAAACACTTCCTTTAATAAGCTGTTATAAATAAAAGCTTTTAATTCATTTGAATTTTGCATAATCATATTTTTAAATCATAAATAAGTATACAGTTTCACCATTTAACTGTTAAGGTTTACTCAATTCTTGTATTTTAGCCATATAGTCAGTAACTTCCTCTATTGTTAAATGACCAATAACATCTTGTGCTATCGGAGTATCATAACATATAACAGTAAAGGTCTGCCCTGGTGGTATTTTAACTACGGCAATCTCAAATTTACCAAGTAATCCACCTTTAGTAAATGGACCCATGACAACTGATATACCGTAATTATTGTCAAACATAAGTGTAGCACTTACACTCTCCATACCATTCTTTTGAAATTCTAAATCTTTAAATTCTTTCATAATTAAAATGGAAAATCATTCATATATACTAAATCATTAGGAATAGGACTTACTATTGCTACTTTTCTTTCAAGTAAAGCACCAACTTTATAGTCTATTTTAAAGATTTCAAGATCTTTATGAAAACCTTGAAAATCTTCATATGAAAGAACACCTTCAAGTCTTCTAATATTTTTTCTGCCTGTACTACAAACTAAAATATTTTTATATTTTTCTTGTAATGTTAATGCATCATTCCAGTTTAAATTAACATTTAATTTTACTACAGTCACATTTCCTATAGGATTGTAACCAAATGGTAGTGATCTATTCATAAGTTTAAGTTTTAAGTTAATAATCATAAAAGCAGGACTTTCACCTGTTAAGTTTGTGTTTATCTTTTCTTGTATATTTCTTCTTATTCTTGTAAATGACAGGTTTAGTAACCTGCCATATTTCCTGCATTGTAACTTCAATCTTTTTCATTTCTTTCTTTTTTTCTTTCTTCATAACATTGCTGACACTCATGAAGTTCATCACAAGTGCAAGTTAATTCCGGAGATATACTATATAACATAGCCATATCATAAACATCTTCAAACATCATAATATTTAGTTTAGTTAGTTAATAATAAAGGGGATTACTCCCCTGTTATTTTATTTAAGATTCCTGGATCTTGAGTATAATATTGAGCAAGTATTAAAAGATCTTTCTCTTTAATACAAGCCTGAATTATTAAATCAAAATTGTTACTCCACTCTTTATGAATATCTAAAGTTTTATCTTTAACATATTCATCTAATTCTTTTTGATTGTTAAATGTTATTTGCATAATATATAGTTTAAGATTATTAATAGTAAAAAGAAGTTTTAAAAAAGGGGATCACTCCCCTAATGCATTTTCTGCATAATTTACTTGAGATTCTATGTACTCTTGTAAGTGATCTCTGAATTGTGTGTAAGCATCTAAGTACTTATACTGTGCTGTTTCAATTCTTGTATCAAGCATAGCAATAATTTGTAATACTGTTTCTGTGTCCATAATATATAAGTTAGTTGATTACTATTTAATATCCCTCTGCACTCAGTTGTAATATGTAAGATTTAGTATTATTTACCGCAGGTGTGACTAAGCAACCTGCTCTCTTACTATTACAACTGCTCACCCTTGGGAAGTGAGTTGTGGTGCATTAATATTTGAAAGGATGAGTATTGACCTTTCATGTTGTTATTTTTGGAAAATTTCTTCTCCGCATACACACTTATATTTCTACAAGTAAACAACATGCTCAATGATTTATAGTATCATCATACTTTTACATATTAGTGCAATAAATTTCCTTTCATACCAACTTCCTTACGGGATTAACAGTATGTCTACTGCTAGTTAAGATATTAATCAGTCCTTTTACATAAACCTTGCGGGTCTTCTGTATCTACATATTTCAGTAGAATAAGAGCATTTTCACTAATAAGTGCTAGAACATTTTTTGCTTTTAAGTTTTTAGTTTAAATGCGGTTCAGGAAATAATGTGAAGTAGTTCCAACTTTATATAACATAATACCTTTTGAGTACCTTAGTTATAACTTCACATTGCTTTAAGCTGCCAAGCTTACTTACTGTTTGATGTAAATACACACTATTTCTAGTAGCATACGGAACATCTTACTAATAACAACTTCCATCTTGGCAAGATGTACTATTGTTACCTATTGCACTTTCTATTGACATTTCTGTCTCAACTTCCTACCTGTTAGAAAGTCTACATCTCTATGCATCAACCGTTAGGCCACAAGCACACCAAAATGTAGGTAGTTACAATACTCTTCTGTAGACAGAATTACTTCTGCGCAATATGTTACCAACATATCACTTTATACCATTACTGGTTTATCCTATGGTCACGAGAGCTGACCTGTTGTTTCAGTAGTTCCACAAGGAAACTTAACGTATACACCATGAGTATCTAAACTCTGAGGGTAACAACATTGTATACTTAATGGTCATTAAGGTATTTAGACCAAAACCTATTGTCTTGTAACTATACTGGACAATCCCACGCCAGCAACTTACTGGATAGTTGTTTCATTATAGTGTAACAACCCACACTTTATCCCTCTGTACTCAATATGCATATCCTAAATATTTACATCACAAATATATTAAGACCTTAAGTGGTCAAGTACAAGTACTTATATTTTATAAATATTTATCACGGATATGTTAAGACACTAAGTGGTCACATATTGTCTACCCTTGGGAAGTAGAAATGGTACATTACTAGGACTTAATAACACGCTAAGTTTTAAGTATTGATAGTTATCATCCCGCAGTGGTAAAATAACATATACTAATGTACTTGCTGACCTTGGTCATTAAATCCTATTGTACTCTCACAAGGTTGCAACCCTTGAATTATAAGTAACATTTCCACGTTCTTATAAGAAGACCCGCACAAGGCTAATGTCTAATCTGCTTGGATGAGAGTAATTTGGTACAACATTATTGGTTAGTTGTACAGTTGCGGAGAGGAATACTGCCTCACACTCTGTATATTCTTGCATTTTTAATCTGTTCCTATCATTAGTTCAAGGATACTGATTAGTAACTTAATGCATTATATGGTAAGCATCTTTTAGTCTATTTTCAACAGAACCTAAAAGTATACCTTCATCACTATACACAAGAAGTCTAAGAACATCTTTGTTTAGTTTAGTACCACCTAACATTTCCATATTAATGCAATCAATTAAATGATCACCAACATAAAAGTTCATAGTCCAAGAATTACCATTATCTCTTTCAATAACTTTCAAGCAAGGATCTTCAGTGGTAGTTAATGTAGGTGCCCACCAACCTGTGTGAATAAAATCTTTCATAATATATATAGTTTTAAATTTATTTAATTCCGGAGTAACTTACTATCTCATCCTAACTATAAGTAGTATATAGTAATACAATACAGTTCTAATAGATAAATCTATTGTTCAGTATATCTATTTGCTAAGAATAGAATTACCTTATCACTTCTGTATAAGAGCACTGTATTAGCTATATATTATCTAGTATGTGTATATCACACCTGATTTTCTTATTCATTTCTCACTAATAATATGAGGATAGTTTTACTGTCAACACCTTAATTCCTCACATTTCTACACAGTTCTCAATTTTTAACTGCTTGATTATCAGTACCAAAGTCTACTTGTTACACACGGTGGAGACAACTATTATTTATGTACAAACATCACAACTATCTTAAATAATTTTGTGGTGATACTTGTATAAACTTGTGACCGTGTGACCGTTAACTGTAATTAATAACCTATAGAAGTTGAAAGCTGTATTTCTTTGCTGCCGCAGGCTGTTGTTAAAAACAAATGAACCACATATTTCTATGTAGTTCATTAATGTTGTCTACTTCTGTTGCCAAGGTGTAGTAGTCCTCCGAATCTTATTCAGTTATCGCAGTTGCTTACAATGATGCTAATACATCAGCAAACATAGCAGGTGTAGCAATAGTTGCACTAGTTCCCGTAAGAACAGTTAACCATAACTTGTCACCATCTACTATGGCTTCAACATTGTAGGTATTTCCTACTGTTGCTTTAGATACGGATTTCTCCCATATCTTAGCAAAGTATTCAGTACCACCAATGTTAACAATGCAAGAACGGAACATAGTTCCATTTACATTGGCCTTAACTGTATCAGAAAATGATGTAAGTGAACCACTTAACATTTTTTCCATATACCTGTAGGGGTTTAGGGTTAAATATTTCAGGTCTTTCCTGAAATTATATCCATAATAGTAGGAAGCTGTATATTTCATTTGCTGCCGCAGGCCAAACACAAAAACATTAGGTGCAGACATAACTGTGTAACCCAAGTGGATAGTGACCTAAGAAGTTTAAAAAAAAATATATACACCATTTTCAGGTGTATATATAATTTGTTAAGGGTTGCAATAAACATTGTAACATCATTTAACACGTAGTCAATGGCAACATTTATTATCCATAGTAGTTGAAAGCTGTATACTAAAAGCTGCTGAAAGCATTTAAAAAAAAGAAACACTCATAGAGTGCTTCTGTAGTTTGGTTTACACAGTTAAGTGTGCAAACATTTCTGGTGTTGCTACAACAGCTTTAGTGCCGTTAAGTAGTGTCAACCACAACTTATCACCGTCCACTATACCTTCAACATCATAGGTACTGCCAACTTTGATTCCGTTTTGGAAAGATTTTTCCCAAACTTTAGCAAAGTATACAGTTCCGTTGATATCAACAGTACAAGAACGAAATAAAGTTCCGTTAACATTAGGTTTAGTTTCATTAGAAACTGTTTTAAGAACACCTTTTAAGATTAAATTTTCCATAAGATTTTTTTTAGATTATGGGTTAATAATAATTTATATCCATAGTAGTTTAAAGTTGTATTAATGAAAGCTGCCAAAGGCATTTTAAAAAAAAGGGAATTAACCCTTTCATTACTTTAGAATTAAAATTTCATGATATAAATCTTCTATTACTAAATCATCCATAAATTCTAATAAGTCTATACTTCTTAGTTTCCTATGTGTTAATATATTAATGCGGTTATCTGCATTACTTAATATTATTATATAAGGAAATCTATTGTTATATGAACTATAATAGTCATTATGATATACTGATCTTTCACAGATATCTATATTAGTTATCTTATTTTCTATTGCAATTTCTTTAATTGTTTTCATTTTAAATAAGTTTAAAAATTAATAATCATTAGAAGTATTAAGTTGTATAATAATAAAAGAGAAAACCCCGCAGTTACTACGTGCACTTAATTTTAGATGTGGTGTATATTAATTGTGCATTCCACTTATCATATTGGAATTTTCTCATTAGAAGTATTAAGCTGTATAATAAAAACTAATAGGATATCTCTATCCTATATAGTCTAACATCATTGGTATAATATACATACTATCCAAAGCAAGTGATGTAAAGAACATCTGAATTTTTTCTTTCCGAGTTCCTTTCCAATTACATACTATTATCAAAGTTATCATAATTATATTTTTTAATATTCCATAGAAGTATGAAGTTGTAGTTTCTTTTCTCTGGAAAAAATCTTTTGAAAATTATTCCTGTGTGTCATAGGCTACTATACAAAACAGCAGGGGGTACACCCATTCCGGCAAGTGGGTGGGGTCATCCTGATAGGGGTCCACTTCCATATCTCACATACTAAATTTTCATTTTACCCAGTTCATTTGTCCAGTAATTTGTCCAGTAAATGGTGCAAGAAACTTGACATTCTGGGGGGATACTTATGTGGTAAAATGCCGGGGGGGTCTAGCTATTCTGAGGTACCTGTAACAGTCTACCTACCTCTACTGCATAGACATGGTGAAAATTTTTATGTAAGATTGTGTCGCAAATATCTGCTATATTTGAGACAGAATTTTCCACCATAACAGGAATATAACTAGTTTAGTGATGGAAATCTTCCACTATAAGTATATAAAGTGCATGAATTTTTCCAAAATCTTCATGCATAATGTAACTTATAAGTAACAAAAAAGTCTACAATTTGTAAACTATATATAGCATTATATGTAAAATTTAAGGGAATAGCTTTATTTAATATGCAAAACTTTAAGGGTATAACCTTACAAAATTTACATTTGTGCATAATCATAATTACTTGTACCAAAAAATTTAGTATATTAAGTATATAAACAATTTTACTTATGTATAATTTTAATGTAGAAGTTAAAAAAAGTAAAAACCCTAAATGTGATATGGGTTTATTTGCTAAAGAATTTATACCAATGAATTCTATAGTATGGGAATTTACAGAACACATTGATGCTAAAGTTCCCCTAGCAATATATGATGACTTAAATGCAGCACAAAAAAATTTTTGTGACAAGTATGGTTATGTACAAAATGAATGGTTATACTTACTTAATGATTTAGGTAAATTTGTAAATCATAGCATAACTCCAAATACAGAATATAAAAATGGAAAAGTATATGCTGTTAAAGATATTAATATAGGTGATGAAATTTGGGAAAACTATAGTAAGTTTGATGATAATTTTAATAAATATAAAGATGAACTTTTATAACTAAAGTTACATACCCATAATACATGAAAATATTCTTTGATCATATTAATACTTTTACAATATGATATATGAACCTAATAATAGAATTGATGTTGATACACCAAAAGGTCCAGGTGCAATATGGTTAGTAACTGACTATGGTCATGAGACTGATACTATCTATACAGTAATTATAAATGCTACCGGAGAACTATGGCAGTATACTCATAAAGATATAAGAGTTAAAAATAACATAACCTTTGGTAGAGTAATTAAATAATTATTTGTATATTAGTATATAACAAATAACTCAACATGAAAAAAACAAACAAAGTTAATCCACTTGAATTTTTTAGAAAATCTGCGGAAGCTAGACATAAAGCAATTACTTCAGGTAATACTACTGAACCAAAACAAAAATTAACAAAAGCACAGACAGGTATAGCAGTAAATGATACTATAAATAGACCGTATAATAATGTTATAGATGTTAATCAAAAAGTAAAAGATATATTACCATCTAATAATGTTCCTAGACCTGTAATATTAGGAGATTATAATTCTAAAAAAAATGACATATATGATGCATATATGGAATCTATAACTAATAAACCAAAACCTAATACACCTCTTTCACCTGAAAATTCTGGAACTATGCAAGCTAGAAGTAATGCATATCAGAAAACAGGTGGTACACATAAAATGCCAAATGGTAAAGTAATGCTTAATTCTAAAATGAAAATGGGTGGAACTACTAAAGCAACTAAGTTTGCAGCATTAGCTCCTCCATATAATAAAGCAACAGCAGCAGATAGAATTGCAGGTGCTAAGAAAAATAAAAAGAAATAATATGAAAAAGTTTATATTACTATTAATGTTATCAGTATCTAGTTTAGCATATACTCAGAATCATGCTCTTTATATTTACAAAGGTAAGTTTGCATTTTGTGGTGCATCTGCTGCAGTCCCTACCGGTAAACTAATTACTGTTCAAGGTAGAACATTTTTAGAAGGATGTTCAGTATGTCCTGTATTAGATGGTCCGTCTATTGGTAATTCTTATTTAGTTCCGGATCCTTCTGTATCTCCAGATGGAACAGATAGTACAGTATGGTCATTCTTTTGGTATTCAGATTCTGTACCTCAAGCACCAACATGGGAAGTTCTTCCTACAGTAAATAGATCCTTTGTAGTATCTGATACCTTAGGTGGAGGAATGAGTAACATGTTCTGTATGCCATGTAAATATTTTAAAGAAGTTAACGGAATTACATTAGTTAAATGTTATGGTCCTCTTAATGAAGCTGCGGTACCTTTAAAGAAAGCAATGAGAGTTCATAAAGGACAAACTTCAATTACACAAGCACCTGTTGGAGCACCATATCCAGTAGGAACTATCATACCTGTAAAGAATTAGTCATGGCAAAGACAGCAGCATGGCAAAGAAAAGAAGGTAAAAATCCTGCAGGAGGATTGAATGCAAAAGGTGTAGCAAGTTATAGAGCAGCTAACCCTGGTAGTAAACTTAAGATGGCAGTTACTACTAAACCATCTAAACTTAAACCAGGTAGTAAAGATGCTAATAGAAGAAAAAGTTTTTGTGCAAGAATGTCTGGTATGCCGGGTCCTGCAAAAAAACCAAATGGTGAACCAACAAGAAAGACTCTTGCATTAAGAAAATGGAACTGCTAACTATAAAACCAGAACTTAATATACTATCTATAGAAGAAGAAAAAGATTTATTAGATAAGTTATTAAATGAACAAGGTATAAGATCAACTGATAGAACTTTAATAAGATATGGTAATTCAGTTTATGGTCATGATAAACTAGATCCTATACCACAATATTTATTAGACTTATCCAATAAGTTAATTGATAAAAAAATACTAGATAGTATTCCAGAAGATATAACTGTAAATACTTATTATCCAGGAGACAAAATAATTCCCCACATAGATAAGATAGATGCAGGACCTGTGATAACTATATTAAGTTTGTTATCTGAAGCAAAACTTATTTTAACATATGGTTCTAAAAAACAAATTATATTATTACCTTCCAGATCTATTATACAACTTAAAGGAGTATATAGAACACATTGGAAACATAGTATAGAAAAATTAAAACAGAAAAGAATATCAATAGTATTTAGACAAACCGGTAAATAAAAAGTTATGGCAAAGATTAAGGATAGTGGAATGAACACTAAAGTAAAAAAAAGTATCTCTAGACCAGGAATACATGCTAAGAGTGGAACCTCTCAGTTGAAGTCTTCAAAAAAATATAAAAAATTATATAGAGGTCAAGGAAAATAATTATATATTTGTACAAACCAAGTAAATAGTTATGGAAGAAAATGTTATAATTAAAGAAACTAAGGTCTACAAGTTTGGAGAAATCTTAGTAGGTTTAGATTCTGAAGATATTGAAGAATCAGTAGAAGTAGAAGTAAGAAGAAAATTTGCAGAAATTGCAGAACTAGTATTAACTAACTATACTACAGAAGATAGATCTCCAGTAAAGAGTTTAGTATTTGATCATACTATAGGAGAAATCCTTAATGCTCAAATGTGTGTAAGTAAATTATTAAAAACCAAAATATGAAACCGTTTAAAACCCTAAGAGGAAGAAGGATACTTATTGAAGTACCTGTTAAGAAAGAATCAAGTATTACATTATCTGCTAAAGATGAAGATGCAATGATGTATGAAGCAATGAAGCAATGGAATAGACTTACTATATTTGCTATTGGTGATAAAGTAGAAGATGTTGTTGTTGGAGATGTAGTATATATTGCAGTTAGTCAGTTAGAACATGCAGAAAAAGTTGACATTGACGGAAGTGTAAAACTGATGTTGAATGAAATGGACATTGCAATAATCTGGTAAGCCATGGTAAATATATCTCATGATGATCATCCTACTTATAGTTCTACTATTACAAAAGTGTGGACTCGTGATCAACAAAATACAAATATTAAAGGATCCCTTTGTGAAGAATTAAATAAAAGAGTTGTAGATTTATCTGATCCAACAAGACCTCAGTACTATGGTGGTAAAGATAATATCTATGAAGTATTTAATGTACTGGAAGAGTGGGAATTAGATAAAGATTTTTATTTAGGTAATGTAATTAAATACGTAGTAAGAGCTGGTAAAAAAAGTTCTGATATTGACAGTGTTAAACAAGACTTAGAAAAAGCTTTAGTATATTTACAAAAAAGAATTGATTCATTATGAAAATTATAGCCGTAACAATAGTATTAGTATTTATAATTATTTTGTGGTTATTATCACATATAATGTATAAACCTATTTTTGATAAAGTAACACAAAATTTTATTATAGATAAAACAGGAATAGAACTAGCCAACATCTGTATAATGATAATGTTATTACTTACCTTTCTATTAGGTGCATGGATTTGATCTATAGTAGTGTCTTAATTCTCTCCAAGTTTTTCTACACTTTAGATTAAACAGATCCCTAGTTGACGCTAGGGATTTTTTTATGTCAATAATTTTTAGTATATTATTCTATGGCAGGTGAAGTTATAAAACAAGGAGAAGTATCAGTAGGAGGAACTATTTTATTCACAGGTGGAAAAAATGGATCTAAGATAGTAGTTATGAGATTTTTTAATCCAGCCGCATATGTCCTACAATTATTTAGTTACCAAAACTCTTCTACCAGTACAATACAGATGTTTGACTTTACTTTAGATGCAGGAGATGTAGTAACTGATTATTTTACATATTCATTAAATGATGGAGATTACATTGAAGTATTTACTGATGTTGTTGGTACAGAATATTATGTACGTTGTTTTGATAATTAACATATGCAAGTAGTAGATAAAGATGGTAATATATTTGGTGCAGGAATTGAAATAACTGGTCCAGATGGTAAACCTAAAACTTCAAATGGAGGAGGTATACCTAGTGGACCTGCAGGTGGAGATCTTTCTGGTATATATCCTAATCCTTCAGTAGTATGGAATAATGGTACAAGTACTTATAACTCATTATATTATCCACTATCTAGTAATCCAGCAGCTTATATTACAAGTGCAGCTTTGTTACCTTATTTAACATCTGCAATAGCAGCAAGTACATATTATCCAATACCTACTGGTACTATATCACAATATATTAGAGGTAATGGTACACTTGCTACCTTTCCTAGTATACCTACGGTAACTCCTGCTGCATTAACTAAGGTTGATGATACCAATGTAACCCTAACCTTAGGAGGTAGTCCTTCCACATCTTTATTACAAGCAACTAGTTTAACATTAGGATGGACAGGAACATTAGCTGATTCAAGAATAGCAAGTGCTACAACATGGAATGCAAAGCAGGCTGCTATAACTACTGGAACAATCTCTCAATACTTTAGAGGTGATTTATCATTAGCAACATTTCCAACTATACCAACTGTTGGTACTTGGGGTGCTTTAAATTATCCAACTTGGAGCGCAGGAACACCATTTGTAAAAATGACTGCTTCCGGAACATTTAGTCTTGATACTAATACATACCAGCCAACTCTAGTGTCAGGCACAAACATTAAAACAATTAACTCTACTTCTTTGTTAGGTAGTGGTGATATTATACTTGGTACTGGAACGGTTACATCAGTTAGTGGAACAACTCCAATTTCTGTATCTGGAGGTCCAGCTCCTGTTGTTTCAATTCAAGTAGCTAGCGGTTCTCAAAATGGTTATTTAGCTAATTCTGATTGGACTAGTTTTAATAATAAGCAATCACAATTAGTAAGTGGAACAAATATTAAAACAGTAAATTCGAATACTTTATTAGGTAGTGGAGATGTAGC